GTCTGTATCGCGATGTATCCGATTTGGATGTATTTTGTGATACGAAACTCCAGATGTATCCAAGAATTTTATGTAGTCATTCGCACGATCTATCGTTCCCGTGAACAGTGACAATCCACCAAACGTTAGCGCGTTTACCGAAATTCCGGAATCCTTAAGTTGCTTCCCCCCGGTGTCGTAAAAGGTTGGTATGTTATTTGCGGTCGAGCTGGCTGGGCCACTGACATCTCCGCTTCCAGCTCCATCTTCACCGCCTCCTGCCCACAGCTCCCATTTGTCGCCCCATGTGCCGCCTACTTCAGGTTCGCTCGTTGCAGCAGACAGGTGGGTCGATTTCGCCCTATACACCGATTGGCCATGCCCGCTCCTGGCATGAGTGCACCGGTCGTTTTCATAGTAAGTTGTTGCCGTTACCCACGCGCCGGTATCGGCAGTGGTGCCATCGCTGCCGGTTGGTCCAGGGCGGCAGGCATTAACCAGAGTCCAAATAGTTCCATTGTCAACCATTATTTACCACCAAAATTTATCACAATAGTCAGCTACCAAATGTCGCAAGGAATGATTAGAGAGAACGCCGTCCGATACGGCGATTGTGAAAGTGTCGCCTGAATTAATTACCGGCAACTCAGATTCCGCCAGGTAGCGGTGCACTTCTGCATACAGGCTGGATACCGAAAACGTCCCATACAGGCCAATCGAGACGAAGCTGCGCCCATCACAACCCGGAATCTCAATCGAATTATATCCTGCCTTGATATCGATATCTACTTCCTCTTTGTCACTCAGGTCGGCTTCGAATGCCCTCCATATGGTAGGTGCACCCGACTCTACAAAGAACTCCAGCTTGGGCGCCGGGCTATCCGCACATGGGAGCGGCCCGGAGAATGGAAACATGATATGGCCGTTCGTAAAGGTTAGCAGATCGTCACCTAGCACGCCACCCGTGCAGAATCCGCCCCCCCATAGATCGGTTTGCAGCTCGGCAAATGTCGCCAACGTGCGCCAATTCACAGTGTACGAATGGCAAACTTCGCCCCATCGGGACAATTCGAAGCAGTCCCCGGCCATCATTTGGTTTATCAGTAATAACCAGGTTTTATTCACCGTCAGGTAAACCTTTTTCGTGTAACCTGCCTCATAATCCCCGGACATCATAAGGTAATTTATCGTGTTTCCATCCGCGCCACTCGCCGTCATGGAGTAACTTGTTGCTGGAAGAGTTACCTCCGAGTCATGCAATAGTCCCTGCCGCGCGGCAAACTTGAATGGCTCCTGGCAGGTGATTTCAAAGTTGCCGTGATAATAGTTGGCATCGAGCGCATTTCGCACACATGCCAGTGACCTGGCATAGCGAGCTGAGGCCGTGGTTGCATAGATGTGATAATCCTCATCGAATGGGTAGAATTCCACATCTTCTGGGGACCTGTTAAACTCTTCAACAATAGCCTGGATGTCAGCTACCTCATAGCTGTGGATTTCCCCGCTGTAGGTAGTAGCATCCCGGCCCTCATCAGAAATCTCGGACTTGTTCCAACCTGGCAGGCTGTATGAATCGGTTTTCCGGTTGCCTCCACCGGATTCCATGCCATCCCGGTCTAGCTCCAGCGAAATATCCAAGCCGTGAAATTGTGCATAGTGCGTCATTATGACCTCTTCCAGAATTTTAGTGTTCCATTGGCAACAAACGCCGGATGATCCGTATAGGCTCCATGTGTCTCAGAGTATTCTTCGGCCATCACGACGTTTATTGCTATCGTATTTGGGATGGTGACAATTATCTTCAGATGGCAATCCAAATCGGATGTGCTGATCGCCGGTATTGACGCCATTGTGGTTGTTGATCGATACGTTCCGGGGCCATCGATTGTCATAGTCTCATGTGGCGTCACGTCGGGAATATCGATTGTAATCGAGCCTTCACAGTCGGTATGGCCGGTTTCAGTCGATACCTCTATAATTAGTTTAGATCCACCTGTTGGCCATGAACCTAGGACCAGCTTACCACCTGCCAGACCATCATACAGAGCCGTATAATCACCTGGCGCGGTTATCCAGTCAGTGACATCGATCTCCTTGATTTCGACACCGGGGGACCAATTGATGAAGTCCCCACCACGCCGGTAAACATCATTGGTCTTCATTTCTACCGCGCATGCACCGACCACTAACGTTTTTTCAGTTTTCAGGTCAATTGATAGATCAAGGGTGATCATCGGCTTCAGATCGGTATCTTTCACATTTGCCGGAATATCAAAGATCATTTCCCCGTTTGGTGCTATGTAATGGGCCGGGTCGTTGGCGTAGAATTCATCCGAGGCATCCGTTATTGACTCATGTGATTCTCGTAGAATATCCCGGCTAAATCCAATCTGCGATCCGGTACTAACCTCATACGAGTCCACATAGTCAGGGGCCTTTGCCCCCAGTTCGATTGAGAGTTCATCTGCCTCATTACGTTCCATCGTGATTACAGGTAGCTCTTCAGGATCTTCATGAGCTGGATAGAACTTGACGAAGTCGCCGGGCCGCAACATGGGAAGCTTACGTTTTTTGGTTGTGACCTTCCATTCATAATCCTGAATTAGACGCTCAAACTTCTCAGTTGTATACTCCCACAAAATCCCGTATCCATCGGCGAATCCATTCTCGACCTCGTAGGTGGTATGGAGCCAGATAGCACCGGTATAGGTCGGATCAAATACTGTTGCGTATTGGCCGCCATAACCAATGCCGGTAAGCGCATGTGGTCTAGGTTCGTCTGCTGTGCCCCGACTAACTTCCTTACATTCCGACTCTCGCAAATTATACAGGGCCATCGCGTCCCTCCTCAGAATCGATATCTAGGTATAGGTGGTCCGATTCCTCCCTCCAATGGAGATAATAATCATGTGACCTGATCACTTCGGTAGCGATATCTGCGATGTTATTTTCCAGGCAGGCCGCTATCAGGTCACCATCCAACGTATCCGTTGGGCAAGTGCCTAACCGGATACCAGTGTCGAAAACACCTTCACAGAGCAGGTAGCCGTGATCATACCAGCCCCGGCTGTAATCGTGATCTATCCTAATGTATAGGTCCGAGGCAGTACGATAATAGGTTAGGTCGATGTATGCCAGCTCTTCCACATCATGTACCAACGAGAGGCCCCTAACATATTGGTAGCCGATGAAGAACATGGTCTTCTCAGCAAATCTGCTTGCGGTTCCGCAATCTTCAATGCGGACGGTATTATTATCAGTATCCACAAATGAAAACGGCCAACCTGGAGGTATCCAGCCATTTGCCAGGGCCAATAGGCCCGGTGGGTGGTTTAAGGTGAAGTGATCTGCAAAAAGTTTTGCAAATGTGGTCCCATCCGGGTAAAATAGGTCCGGCGTATAGCGATATTCCAATTGCTTTTCTATCCCCTGTAAGGTGAGCTTCTTGGTCCGCGCCTCATCGACCTCATATTGCTCTACATAGCATCTGGCATATGGTTGGTTAGCATTCCAGAAGGTGGCTTCGGCAAATTGGCGGGCCGGGACCTTTCGGGGCAAAGTCAGATCTGACGATCTTGACCGGAAACTGTCTGTAATCTGCTGGTCCTTGATCGACCACCGGATACCGTTTTTGGCAGTTGATTTCTCTACGAGAAATTCTGGAATGCTTGGATTGCGGAGGTAGATGTCCATTAACCGCGCCTCCGCTTTGACAATACTTGTTTTTTTGCTACTTTCTCCAAGAATTTATCCTGGCTCCGATCAATCAAGGACTGTGCCTGCGATTTGCTGAGGCCGTCGGCATTTATGGTCGGAGCATATGTAATTGTTGTTGGGCCTATCGATTCCATGATGGCAGATAGACCGCCGCTACCTGCAATTCCGCCGGTGGCAAACGTCCTGACACCAAGTTCTCTCATAACTTGTGGCAATATGCGGCGGCCCGCTGCCTTATCTGAGATCGGTACAAATGCCTCCCTGCCAGCTTCACCAAATACACCGAAAACCGGGTGATCGGTTATGCCGCCTTCCGCATAATACAAAGCTCCCTGGCCGATGCTCACAGTTCCGGTATTTCCGCTAATGGAATTACTGGCCTGAGCACCCCAACCTCCCACAGTCGATCCATAGTAAACGCTGCCGTTCATGCCACTATACACACCTGATGTGCCTATCCAACCTCCGCCACCCCCAACAGACGTTCCGCCCCAACCAGAACTGCCGCCTACGGCCTGACCATACAAGTCAGATATTGCGGCGTTCTGTTCTGCCACTTGCTGAGTATTCTTGGAAACTTCTTTCAGCTCTTTTGCAGATTCTTCAGTCGCTTCCTTTGTGGCCTCAGACGACTCACCTATCTTGGATAGCTGGTAATTGGCATCCGTCATGTCGGCGGCGTCGGCAAACCGGCTCGCTGCTTCCTGCATTTCCAAGGCGTTTTGTGGCAGGATTTCAGCTATATTCGAATATCCAGGCAACCCACCTTTGCCCGCCCCCGCATAACCGGCAGTTTTTCCGATGTAGGACGGCTGGAATAAGACATCTGAAAAAACGCCCTCTTGCATGATGGCAAAATCGGAAAGGTAACTGACGCATTGGCCCAACCCATACTCAACTGTATAGAACTCATCCATGTACCATTTGGCCGACTGCGACATGGGCATCTTGTCGCCGTATAGGTCAGATTGTGCGCTACCACGTAGCGCACCTACCGTGGCAAAAAGGCCATCAGTTAATGCATCCAATTTCCGGCCATATTTGCCGTACTCGTTTGCGGATTCGTCTACAGCGTTCTCCACATCGGAAACTTGCTTAGTGGTTTTGTTAATTGCTTCGGTGACGGTATTTCCCGCAAAATATTCTTTGGCCTGCTCATAGTATTTATTCGGGCCAAAATACGATTTCTGGAACATGCCGTTTTTCTCGGCAGTCCGAGAAGCCTCTTCTGTCGTGATGCCAAATTTCGACATGGCCTCACAGTATTCTCCACCGGCAGCGGTCGCGTCGATAATAGCGTCCGATTGCATCAGAATGTTTCTGAGTTCGGTGCCCTGCAAATCGGCATATCTGACTTTTTCAGTATTAACCGCTTGCAGTGAGTCATATTCCACAGCAAGCGAATTCAAAACGCCTTCTGAATATTTCGGAATAACGCCGTTGCTGGCCTCTACTATCCAGTCTGGTTTCGTGTTGGCCCCGCTCGGCATGACAGAGGATTTGCCAGCATACTGTTGCTGCATGGCAAAGATTTTGGCATCCATGCCAGAGGCTTGCCAATTTGACTCATCCGTGAACGGGTTGTAAATGATGTTTTCCTTTGCGGCATCCGATATGTCAACTGGCACATAACCACGTTTGGAGCTAGACTGGAATCCGGTATTAGGTGGTGATATGGTGAACCTATCATACTCTTCCATCCATCTATCAGATACATAGGTTGCACTGGAACTGAGTTTGAGAACTCCAGAATTGGCCGATTCAAAAGAAATTTTTGTAGTGTCGATAACCCTACCAAGTGACTCAAGTTTTGCCTGAGTTGAGTAAGTTGATCCACTGCTATCTGTTATTGTGCCCAATCCGGACGGGAAAAACAGATTTGGATTCTCCAGCACATCATACATGCTGGAAACGGCACATGGTAGCTGATCTTTTGGGATATGAAGCTCGTTAGCATCAACTTCTGCGATGCCCTTGGTAAGTGAAATACCACCTTTGGCGAACTTTGTGAGGTTTAGGCTTTCCAGAGGTGCGTACAGTGGCGTGGTGGTCTTATATGCATTGTACGCGCGTTCCGTGGTGCCCGGTAGCGCATAATTGGCTGAGGTTGGCAACGTCCCATAATGGACGTTTGACATGGCAGCGATCGATGACAGCACCGATCTGGTATGAGATGCAACGGCTTCCGCATCTGCAATTAGTCCGGTGCCGTGGGCTGCTAAAACTGGAAGCTCTGCCTGGAAGCCTTCACTAACCGCCTTCCCATCCTTGTCTATGCCGACTACGGTACCATCAAGGATGACAAAATGCTCATTGAGTTCTGCCTGAGCGACATTTACTTTGGTAGTCCAGAATGCTTGATCTTGCAATTCGGGGTGCAACTTCAGTAAATCATTTTGCAAACTTGGTAATTTGCTAACCTGGCCCGGTTCATGGCTGGATAGGGCCGCATTATACTCTTCCATCAGGCTTACGGCATCCGGATTTAGCTCAAGCCATTCGTACTCAGGCCTGCCTTCGGTGGCCTCCATGTAGGATGTGTTGTTTGCCAGGTAGGTTGCTATGACATTTGCATTTTCTTCAGCCCATTTGTAGAAATCGCTTTCCAGTTTGTCAGTCCCCAACAGCAAATCTACATTCAGACCTAACCTGGTGGCCTCTAACTTGGTTAGCTGGTCGTCTAGGTTGGCCTGATCGAATTCTACCGGCGCTCTGACCTGCAAATCCTCTAGCTTTTTTATAGCCTCCTCGATTTGGCCCTTCTCTTCCCACTGAACCACGCCGTCTGAAAGAATGTCCTCCAATTCCCCGCTCATCTCATCCTTTATGCCACGCATGAATTTTGGCATATCGAGGAAGACGGGCTTAATTGCCTTCTCCAACGCGTCAGCCGCGTCCGAAAAACTTACACCGTACCCGGATTTGGTATCTTTCCATGCCTCTGACAGAATCGCCTTTCCGCTGTCATCTAGGAGGGTGGCACTACCGCCCTTATATGTGGCGTTGGTTTTACGCACATATTTTTGTATCGAATATTTTCCAAAAAACGTGTCCAACGTCCGTTCTGTTGTCGTGCGAGATTTGCCGGTTGATCGTGAGTTGACGATATCTAACGCTTCCTCATCCGACATCTGCACGTTTCCGTCTGAATCGTATATTAGCGCACCAATGTCCTCAGAGACTTTCGCATCCTTCACGGCTTTTAAGAAGCCTTCGCCGAATACGTCTCCAGCTTCTTTGCCTGCGGATTTCGCAACTTTTAAAGCATCGCCCAAATATGCATCAGTAAGTGCCTTCGGCAGCCCGGTATCCAGAGCTGAATTCAGCCCATCGACATATGAGTTGCCTGTTCCCTGCCCCAAATTAGCCGCGCTTGCTTGTGCTTCTGCATACGATTGGTATCCTGTGGTGTCGGCGACCTTTGCAACTGTCTTCTCGGCAGTCCTGGCAATCTTAGCCTTTCTCTCTGCAATTTCTTCTGGAGTGTCCTCTTCCATGCCGAGAGTTTCATTTACCCAGTCTGTAGCTCCTTGTGCCCATGCTGGCAGTGTAGTGGCGGCAAACTCATCTGCCTTTGCGATAAGCTCCGACATGGTATCGAGTACTTGTCCAAGAACGGGTAATGCGGCAGTTCCTACATGAATGAGCGCCGTGCTCATTGTGTTTGTGAACTTCTGCCATTTGGCGTCAACAGTAGCACCCTGTGCACCGAATGCTTGAGCCAGGCTGCTGCCGGTTGCAAGCTGCTCATTGCTCATCTTTAGAGCTTCGGTGTACTTGTCCTGCATTCCCACCAAGCCCGATGAGACACGCGCCCCTCCTTCACCCCAAATAGCTATACGGGCCTGTTGCTGTTCGGTTTCCGTGCCCACAGTGGCTATCGCGTTGCTGGATTCTATGAGGGTACCATATAGATCCTGCTCCAATTTGGCTTTGAGCTGGTCAACTGTAACATTCATCATGCTGGCCCATTGCTCAAGCCTTTCCGGTGAAGACGGGGCCATCGCGTAGGCCATCATGGACTGTAAACCAGTGGCCGCAACCTCCATAGGCATATTGATGGAAGCTAATACCGCACCAAATGCGGTAGTCGACGCTATGCCCTCATCGAATGTGGTGGCAATGCCGGATGCTCGGACCAGGAAGTCAGCTAACTCTTTCTCGGAGCCGCCCACGTTATCTGCCATTGTGTTAATGACAGACCCAAATTTTTGAGCATCTGCGATCGGCACCTTGAAAGCGTTTGAGATTCCTGCTATCGAATTGGCTGCCTCTTCTCCAGACATGCCCCATCCAGCAGAGGCCATCGCGGTATCCTTGACAAATTTTGGAAGATCGGACTGCTTGACACCAAGCGTGCCGCCTACCGTGGCGATTTTCGCTATCTCGGCTTGTGCAATTGGCATCTCCTTGGATAGGTTGAGCAGGGTATTAGAGAGCTGAGTGAGTGCGGCACCTTCGGCGCCGGTGGTCTTGGATACACCGGCCATCAGGGTTTCCCAACCGCGGGCCGCATCGACTGATGCAGCGCCGAGGGCGATTACACCCGCACCTGCTACAGTTGCTGCTATGCCTACCGGACCCAGCGCTTGAGCTAAACTAGATGCCATGCCCCCGGCCATGCCAAACTGCTGCTGCATTCCCATGGTAAGGGAAGATCCAAGCTCTTTACCAACGCTGGAAAACTTACCTTGTTGGCCGGTCAAGGACTTCGACAGCCCGGCCATGAATGAATTGTCAACTTCTGGCTTGATCTTGATAGTGGCCTGCTTTTCTGCCTTATCTATAGCTGAAAAGAAATTGGAAAAGTTGGGAGTGGCAACTTCAGTCTTTATTTGTGGAACTTTCAGGTTGCCAATAGTCCGCTCAAGATTTTGCAGTTCGGTTTTGATATTGGAAAAGTCAGCTGTTCCTGTCAGGGCAAAAGCGGATATGTAAATCACTCCTCAAAATTTGGTAGGCGGTCGCAAGCCATGTTTGGCACATGATGTTTTTATCTTGTCGGGTTCTGCCGCTATCACTTTTGGCGCGGGGAATAGCTCAGAAAACGACGCGGTTTTTCCACCAAAACAACCCGATAGCACGTTTCCAATCGCCTGAGATGTCTTCCATGCAGCAACTTCTGCAAGATGCGCATCGTATTCCTGTTGCTGCCTGTGAAAATGCAGTTTTGCCAAAAGTTCATTATACGAATATTCTTTCCAAAACTGTTTGGGGGATAGCCCTAAGCTGTAGGCGAGTCGGGCGGTGTTTCGCCAGAATCCAATTCTTCCAACGCCTTTTCCGCTTTCGCTATCTGATCCGCTATCTCCTTCTTGGCCTTCTCCTGTTTCTTGGCCATCACCTTTGCATTGATCTTGTTCAGATCGCGTAAGGCTTTCCACCTCTCCTCGTGAGAGGACAGAGAAGAAGGGTCATTTGCAAGCAAAAATGATCTCTGGATGGCAATTAGCAAGTCGTCCCAGGATTGACCAGAGGCCTTGTAATCGGTGATTAGGCTATCTACCAACTTAATATCTGACAGGTCCGCATTTTCGGCTTGCAATGCATGATAGAGTGCTCTGGTCTGGATAGTCGCAGTATTGAGCGAATTCATGATGGCAAATTTGCCATCCATTGTGATTATGCCGGTGGGATTGCGTTGTGTGGGCATTTCACGTTTGATACCAGATCTGGGGAAGTCCAAGTAAGGCAGTGCCCATTCCTCAAATAGCCTGGTCTGTTCGTTGTTCCATTTGAGTATGCGTGGCTTGTCTAGGTCGATGGTGACCGAGGGCAAGCCCTTTTCGGGATTGGATTTCTTAGACATGTTTCATCTCCTGCAATGAATTCCTGTATATATCGGCCAAAGCGGCTACCCAGGACGTAGTTTCAGGCGCGCAACCCTAAGCTTTGGCCGTGTTCGTCTATCCTTTGCGATACCTGATCGGGTCCGGCCCATGATTGCGGAAAGTCAGAGCTGTTTTGATCAGGGCACCCGCATCGTGGTTCGGGTTGAACTTCTGGATGATGGCAAAGCCCTCATACCGCTTGTCATTGGATTCGTCGGTGTACAAGACGACAACTGCCTTGGAGGTCTCAGAAGAATAGTCTGTAGCATCAAGGCCGCCTGCCAGGTGAGTGTGTGCCAATTCTGCCACAATCCCGGCACCGGTTTCGCCGTCCTTCACAATGGCCGATACGCCCAATGCCAGAACTGCCTCACAATGCAGAGCAGAGGCCAATTGGCTCGCCGTGGTGGTAATTGCACCGGTCGCATATGCCAGCGTGACCACAATATCGTATCCAGTGACGGCTACATCGATTGTAGCATTGGTTGTGCCCGGATCGACCAACTGGAAAGACACCAGGTCACCAACAGATCCCCCCGGCAGGTGGGTCAGGGTTATGTGACTGTCAGAATTCCCTCCAGAGGTCGTATATGTGGCCTGGATATTCATCCAATGGGCGTTTGCGGTTGCCTCCCACTGCTTGTGAATGAGTGCGGAAGACTGGCAGGACTCTCCTAGATGCATGTAGGCTTCTTCTTTCCATGATTCGGAAAGCTGCCAATCCAGAACACCGACAAATTCTGTAACCGTCAGATAGTGACCCGTAGCGCATGTGATAGTATCGCCAGGATCAGCAGCAGTGGCGAATATTACCCTCCCGCCACAATGCTCAATCCTGGTTATGGTCGGAATGGTACCGGTAGACGCGAACGTCGGGGTGCTGTCATCATTCATGTACCGCTTATCAGGATCGGTTATTTCATAAACCGTATAGCGCGGGTAGCCGTCGGAGGATAGATCTACCTCCGACATTGGCTCATTCGAATAATTGTTATTCGAT